CGTTAGTTGGAACAGCAAGAACGTTTGCTCCAACGCCAGCAGTATCACTGGAAGTCATGTCATAAGTAGCCATAGTTTATATCTCCCTTAAGCTGCGTTATAACGAGCAGTTACGATTGCTTCAGGACGAAGAATCTTCCTACCGTATAGATGCATACCCCTAACGATGTCAGCAAAGCTGTCAGGGTCACGGTATGTTTCTGTTTTATTGATCTGCTCTGCAGTTGCTACAGCAGAATCATGACCAGCTACGATAACACCGAAGTTAGTCAATTGGTTTGCAGAACCTGTAGTTCCCGGTCCAGTACCTACTGCTGGTAAATTAGACGAGGAGTATACACGGAAGCCGTGGAAGTTGTTAACGGCAAGACCATTACGCAATCCACCTGATTCACCGAAATCTGCGTTCATAAAGCGTGAATCTTCATCAGCTAAGATTTCCATAAATACTGGATCTACTACTAACCAACGTCCTTGCTTATCTACTTGCTGTTGATCAAGTAAACGAGCCATACGTGCTACAACCATTGCTGGTGAAGCCGTTGCTGTTGGCAAAGCTGTTGCGCCCGGTAAACGTGCAGCCAGAGGAATAGAGTGTGTTCCTGCAGAGCTTGTAGTAATATTCCCGAAGTCACCTTTATGAAGCTGCATAGATGATAGCAACTCATTTGACCCAGCAGTCGATACTGCTTTAGTACCGTTTACAGTTGAGTTCAGTGCATCAGCTTGTGAGTGCAATGAAGACTGTGCATAACCAGCCATATAACCTAAAACTTCTTGGTCATGATTGTCAGCTAAACGATATGCAGCACGGTTGGTTGCAAGATCCATGAAGTTTACATGAGAATGTGCTTCTTCAATATCATCCATCTTAAAAGCAAAATAGTTAGCTTTATCAATGACTAAGGAGAAGTCTTCGTCCTGTAAATCCTGTGCGGTCACGTTCGTACCCCTCGCATACTGCGAGACAGAAATTTCTGGTTCTTTGATAATCTTGACGGTATCGCCTTGTGCGGCAATCTCGCCCATATAGTCTGAGTTGGTTATATCACCACAGACAGTTGACTTGCGGAATGCAAGCTGTACTTTTTTAGAATAGATTACTGGGCTAAAATTACCATTTGGTAAATTGCCGTAACCTGTTGCGGTTGTAAAAGCCATGAGATAAATCCTCCGTTTGGTGTTTGGCTTATGTTTAATAAGCTAAACTAACCGATAAGAGGCTAAACTTTTTAGGGTGCATATAAGGGTCTATACGGGCCTATACTTATTTAGGTAGGTCTTATTATTGGTGTGTTTAGACTTAGCGAGGTAGTATTGTCTTAATTGTAAGGTAGTCTTTTTTACGAGAGGCTTACAATTTATTGTAAAGACACCTATAGTTATACTAAGTAGACTATAGATGTCAATGCTTTATTTACTATTATCGTGCACCGCCTGTCATATCGTAATTAAATTTTCCAGAACGAATGGCTTCCATAATAGCATCTGATTGTTTTTCATACTGAGCAGCAGTCATTCTATGTACTTGTGACTCAGAAAAACTTGCATTAGAATCATTTTGGTCGGGTTTAGTTGTGCGTTTAGTTACAACAGCTGAAGCTGCAGACTTAGATGATTTCTTTTTAGTTTTATTATCTAATCCTTTATCTACTTTATATAAATCAATTACACGAGTAACAGATGCAGGGTCTTCAGAGTTTTCATATAAGGCATCTTGTACCCACTTAGGTTGTTCACCTGCCCAATCATGAAATACATCACTGCTACGAAGCTCATCAAAATCAGGATGCATAGCCCTAATTTCATCTTCCATTCTTTTACGGTCTGCTTCTGCACTAATACGATCAATTTCTTGTAGCCGAACTTCTGCAGTAGAAAACTTTTCTTGTGCTTTCTTTTCTGCAATACTTTCAACAATAGCAGCAACGTCAGGATACTGCCTAGCCCAAGCTTCTATATCTTCATCAGACTTAGGAGGACGTATATCACCTCGCTCTTCAGCATTTTCTAATTTAGCTTTAAGTGCTTTGAGTTCTTCTGCTTGTTTGTTTTGATGACTACGCAAGTCACTGTAGCGTTTCTTATAAGTCTTTTCTTCGCTACTTAAGTTTTCGTCTTCTTGTGCTTCATCTTTAGCGTTGGCTTCTTTTTGTTTGGTATCACCTTCATCTTGTACTTGGGTTGATGCAGCTGTCTTGCCATCGGATTCCTCACTGTCATCGGACTGTTCTCCCATAAGTTCTTTGAGTTCGTCTTCCTGCTCTTGGATGCGTCTCTTGTTAGCATTACTAAAGTTTGGATCAACAAATCCTGCAGTCTTTGGTTTTTCCATAGTTTGTAGTTCAGACATAATTTTTCCTTTTATGTGGGGCCAGCTTTAGCTGGGTAGCCTTATAGTTGTTGTCGAGGGTAATTATTTTTTCTTCTTTTTCTTTCTTTTTTTATTTTGCATCAAGCCGCCTTTATACATTCCAAACTCTCCTCCGGGTCTACTACGTGTAGGAGCTAGTTCTTTTTTTATTTCTCCAGAGGTTATTGCTTTTTCAATTTTATCTTCTTTATCTTTTTTTACTTTTTCTCTTTTGGCAGCTAATGCTATTTTATCTTTTTGATTTAATTCACCAGTATCTTCTTTATTTCTTTTTAATCTAGCTTTCATTTCAGAAGTACTCTCAGTTGTAGAAGAGCGATCTCTATTACGTTGAGTAATGTCTTTATCTACTTTAGCTGCAGCCTCACTTAAAGGAGGTGCTACCGTACTTGCAGTCTTTTCAAATGGGTCACTACCATACTCATCAAGTATTTTATTTGTAAGATTAGAAGTATTAGTTAAGGCATAGTTTATAATACTTCCAAGTTTAGTTACATCACCAAGACGATTTTTAGTACGTGCAGCTAAAGCAGCTTTCATCTCAGCAATTTTATCTGCATTATACCCTCTTGCTTCTAGATAGTCAATGTTACTTTTTAATTCTCCTATTGCTGTAGCTTGCAAGAATTGATTAACTGGACTATTCTTAAAGAACTTACTTATGCCACTTTGTTCTTTATTAATTGCTCCTAATGTTTCTCCTGCAAGTGCATCAGGATCTGAGTAGGTATACTTATTCTTCCAAGCATCCATATCAACTTCAAAGTCATCTTCTCTATTTACTCTTCCTGTCGGAGCTTCTACTGCTGGTGGTACTCCCATAATAAATCCTGCAGGTACTGTACCTATAGGAAGATTAGTAACAGCATCATGTTCAATCTTCATAATTTCACCAGTAGAAGGGTTGTAATAGTCTACCATTATTGTAGCTCTACCACCTGTATTATCAGTAGTACCAAATGAAGAGAACCCTAAGCCATACTCAAAAGGATTAAAACTAGAACTTGTATTTTCTGCACCTTCTGGAAGAAGACCACCTTCAGCTAGTGTTGAAGTTTGCCTATTTGCTTTCTGCATATCATCTGATTTCATATTAGCTTTTGTAGTATTTATTGTGACGCCACGTTTAGATAATTCTTCTAGTAGAGAAGGATTTGTTTTAGTAGCAGCTAATACTTTGTCTATGACAGTATCAATTTTAGTTGTATCATTATATAGAGATTCAGTCATACCTCCTGCATACAAACCAACAGTCATGCCTTTAGCATTCATACGAGAGTTTACTAGAGGATCAGTTTGTCCTTGTGATGCTATAGAGTTTAGTGTTTTGTTTACAAGTCCGCCATCCTTAAGACCAGAAGTAGCTAATGCTTTTTCTAACATAGCTAAGTCCTGCTCACTAACGTCAGTACCTTCTTCAACGACAGGTACATCTACAGGATCACCACCAATACGTCCAGCAGCATCCATACTAGCTAAACCTGTCTTAGCTTGTGTACGTAGATCTTCAAAAAACTTTACACCAAAGAAACGAACAACATCAGCTGGAACAACGTACTCACCTTCACTTAACCTAGCGTCAATGTCATCACGTACTTCTTCAGGTAAAGACCCCGGAGGAACTTCATTGCCTGATACAGGATCTACCTTCTCATCCATGAAAGCCATTTCCATCTGCTCATTTATTGCCATTAACTTCATCCCTCAAATATTTAAGCTTACGTAGCATTGCTGCTTCGCCTTGACATCGAAACATATCATCTGTAGTTGTGACTTGTTCCATCTTCTTGTGCACTTGTAGTATCTTATTATCTAGCATTTCGCAGAACTCATCCCACAAAGGCTTATCATTTACTAACTTTTGTAGTTTCATCTATTAGGCCTCTGGACTAAACCACCTTTGTTTAACCTTAGTTTACTTGTTTTAGAATCTAACTTCAAGTCTTTAATGTTAATAGATGTGCCTTGTACCGTGGTTGGAGGAAAACCTTTTTTACCTGTTTTAACTTCTTCTACTATTTCATCATATGTTTTTACTCTTACAAAAGTTTTATACTTTAGATCTTTTTTGCCTACTTTAATTTGGTTACCAAGCTCATCTTTAAGTTGCTTGACAGCTTTTTTAAAAGCTATTACATATGTATTGTGAAAGCCTGATCCTTTAGTGATAGCTTTTTTATACTCATCTGATCCTTTAGAAAAACGTTTTTCAGCTAGTTTTTCTATAGGAGGTAGTACAATCTCATCAATACCCTTAGCTTTAGAATCTGCAATGATAGACTGTAATAACACTCTTACTGAATCAGTTAAGTTTGTAATAGGCGTATCTTTTTTGCTTACGATAGATCCAGATTTTGCTGTGTACTTTCTTGCAGACCGTATTATTTCACTTATAATTCTTTCTTTGCCTGAGAAGTCAAATACATTAAGTTTTTTAGCAGCCATAAGGTTTAACATATACCTTAAAGCCTCTGTTGGTTCTTGGTAATATACCCCAGTTTTGGACATCAAAAGCCCACTATCATCAAATAATTTTGATAGGGACTCGTTAACTTCTTTTCTAGAAAGTTTTTTATTTGTAACTATAGGCAAATAATCATTGAATACAAAATCTTTATAATCTTCAAAGAATGTTCCCGGCAGTTCAAACTCTGGCTCAAAAGCTATGTCATCCATTTGCAAGTCAAATTCTTTTTTAAACGTATCCAAAAATTTTTTACTATCCTTAGTAGGATTCTTTGACATGTTTTGTATTGCATCAGACTGAAGCTCTTCTATTAAGATATATTTTTTACCTACTGATGAATCAAATTTTGATGCTAGAGAATCAAGTCTTCTAGGGTTTTCAGTAGAGAAAAACTCAGAAAGTTCATTTTTATCTTGGGAAGTTTCTCTTACACTGTATCTTGTATGTGCTAGGTTATTAGGGCCGTAGTGAGTCATTAGTCCTAAGTCGCCTCCAACTACATCAACGCCAATTTCTTCGTACCCTACTTCTTCATCTAATAGATCTTTTTGTCTCTGTCTAGATTGATTAGCGGTTTTTTTCTTTACAGCTTTAATATTTAAAGGCTCCATGCCATCGTCAATAGCACCACTATTATTACCCCTAGTATAATTCCTAGCAGGATCTAAATTAAACTCTCTATAGTCTAACTCAGCCTGTGTAACTTTAGGAGCACGTTTACGTACAAAAGCCTCAATGTTTTCACCTCTAGTACCTTTTTTACCTATAGGTGCATTTTCAATAGCAGACTCTATGGGGCTATAGAACTCAGCTATAGTAGATGTATTAGGATCTTCTACGTCAGACAATACTTCATCTGTCTGCTTGAACATAGGATTAAACTTAGGGTTATCCGTAATACCCAACGCAGAGCTTAGCTCTTTAGCTATAAGTCTACTCAGTGCAGCCATTACTGTACGTTCCCACTAAAGCCTTGCTCACCCGGTACAGCAGCAGCACCTACTCCAATGTTACCACCGCCCCCGCCTGTCATATCTTGTGGACCTGTTGGCCCTGCTCCTTGAGGCGGGGGAGTGGCTGCTGGCGCACCTTCTGGACCTGCAGGAGGAGCACCGGGCGCAGCTGGTTCAGGCGGAGCTTGGAAACCCTTTAGGATCTCAGCCTGTACTGCTGCATCTTGGATTGAGTTAGTTACCTTTTCAGGATCAAGATCCATACTAACAGCAATCTCACGAATGATGTAATCCATCTTAGCAAATGGTGCAAGTATTGGATTCTGTGCAACTTGCAAGAACTGCATCAAACGTTGGCTACGTACTTCGTTAGCCATCAGTGACTCAGTACCTTGAGCTTTGACTTCTAAGTCACCCTTTATCTCAGGGTCATAGTCAAATTGCATGTTAAAACTAAAGAAAGCTTTACCTAGTGGGTTGAGTAAGTAATCATCTACATTCTTAATAACAGTACGTATAGAGCCATTAGCTGCAGACATAAGCATAGAGATACCAGAAGCAGTACGTCCTACACCTGTCACACCTGTCTGACCGTGAGCAAAAGAAGGAAAGCCTGTTGACTCATCAGCTAGTACCCTTGCCTTGTCAAACAACTGCATATTCTCACCAGCAACGTTAGGAAAAGATGTACCGAAGATGGCTTGTCCGGGTGCACCTCCTTGACGCCTAAACACTTTGCCGGGATACACAGATAGATCCTGCCCCGGCACTAAATTAGTCTCATCAACCTCGATCAATAAGTTACCTGATAGTACAGCATTGTCTACTGCCATACGCATGAAACCATTCATTAAAGTCTGAGTGTCATCCATGTTTTCAGCGATACCTACACCAAAGAATGAATAAGGATTTACTTCATAGGGTACAGCATAGTAAGGTATAAGTGCAGGTTTAAATGGATTCATAACCATACGCAAGACTTGTCCGTTACACACCCACAAGTTTACATTGAGTTGTTCTGCATCTTTTAAGGAGCGAGGTATTTCTATATCGTGTTCTTCTAATACTTCACGATCTACAAAACCCCAAAACTCTTTTACGTCATAACGTTCAGCTTGACTGCCGTGGTCATCATCTTCCATGACTTGTCCCCACCACTTCTTCTCGTAGGACTCACCCATCTTGAGAGCACTATCAATGGCGTTATCACGAAAGAAAGGCCGACCTTTAAGAGCACGTAACTGAGAACGAGACATCTTATGACGTTCAACTATATATTCTGCTTCATCCATGTTAGATGCATCAGGGTCAGGGTAGAAGTTCCATATAGATACATTGCTTGTAGAGGGAACAGTCTTTACTGTAGGGTCATAGTTTCCTTTGTCATCCCAATTAGGATACTCTTTGTTTACAGCAAATGGTCCTTTCATTATACCTGTACCAAACAAAGAACACTCAAAGGCTGCAAGACGTAACTGCTTATTAGCTCCGCTTTCTTCTAGCTGATCGTGTATCTTCTTCTGCATCTTCTTAGCTGCAACTTTTGCAGGATTAAAAGTTACATCAGTAGGAGTTGTACCCGGTCCCTCAACAACCTTTTCTTCTACAGGTTCAAGTTTATTAGCTAGAGCACCCATACGCTCTTTGAGTTGTGGCATTGTTTCACCGGGAGCAAGCCGACTTTCTTCATTAGTAAAGGGAGTAAAAGCTTCTTTAATACTATCTATTGCATCTTCTGCAGCAGGGTCAGCGTTTGTACTAAAATGTACGGAATCAGCTACACCTTCTGGTAAGCTCGTAGGATCTACTACAATAGGAAATTTTTTATTACCAAACAGTACATCTACAATCTGTCCATAAGCTGCAAGAGTTTTAGTCTTGGTTACTTTTACAAATACACGAGAACGTTCTGCTTCAGTAAACTGTACTTGAGGATTATATAAACCACGATAATTACGGTAGGCTTTTAGCCATCTCTCTTCATCTTGCAATCTAGAGTCTTCAGCTTTTTTAAAACGATTCTCAACAAAAGAGATAATAGTTCCTACTGAACTATCAGATTCTAGAGAGTCTTTCTTTGTGTCTTCTATAAAAGAGGATTCAGATGACTCAATGTTTTCTTCGTAGCTATCGTCAAAATCTTTAGGGTCCATACTTAGTATCCAAATGTAGGGTCAGAAACTTGAAAGCCTGACCTTGAAGTTGCAGGATCGTAGTCAAATAAAGAACTACGAGGTCTTGTCATTATACCATATCTTAAAGCGTCATACAAGTGGTCTTCTGCATTTGTATCAACATCTTCAGGATTACGTTTATCTAGAGGTATGCTAGGTAATTGCGCTACAAGATTAGTACAATCATTAAACATAACCAAACGAGGTTCGTCTGTAAACTCATCTACTTGAAGTCTACGATGTAATTCATTCTTTCCAGCTACACGTGAGCCTTTACTTCTATCTGAAGGACGCCAACGACACCCTCTCATTATCATTTGTTCTGCCAGAGATGGACCAGTATCACCACGTTTATGCCACAAAGAGCTGTCAAGAACACCGTAACGAATACCTCCATCTTCACACTCCGCTTGTAAAATCATATCAGCTAAATCTATAGCTGTAACCTTAGAACAATATAACTCTCTATATACTACTAGCTGCTCAGAAGGACTAACTGCAACCCAAACAACTCCAGTATAACTTCCATAACCATAGTCACACGCCCTAAACTTTGTCCAGCTTTTAGGTATCTTGTAAGGCTCTACTACATGAATAGAACGATTAAACTCTGGAAAAGCTGCACCTTCATTTACATCCCAATCTCCATCTAACAATCTCTTACGTTGTTGTTCAGGTAAAGATAAAAGCATTGCTTCGTAGTCACCACTATCTGCTAGGTAAGGATTATCAAACAAACTAGCAGGTATAAACTTACGTTTAAATAGTGGTTGATCTTCTTTTGTGTGACCTTTAGGGTATCGTAATGGTTCTCCTGTTTCTATATTAGTAGCCCAGAACGCATTATTAGGTGACGCAGGGTCTATAAACATTTTCTTAACCCAAGCATGACCGGGGCCTCCGGGGTTTGTAGTAGCTCTCATGTACAAACCTAACTCAGGGGATGCTGATCTTAAACGACTTCGCATGTAATCCCACGCAAAATTACTAGGCCATTGAGTCAACTCGTCAAAGGCTACATAGTTAAACGCCTGTCCTTGATAGCGCATAACGTCTGTATCTTTATCTAGGTAAGACATCCAAAGCCTACCACCTTGAGGTGTGACCCATTGAGACTTTCTCTCTGACCACTTAATACCCGGTATAGCTTTAGGATATAATTCCTGACTTTTCTGTATAAGCTCCCTTAGTTCTTCTGTTGTGTGTCGTACTAGTAGTCCACTAAAGTCTTTGTTACCTAAGTTACGTAACGGATCAGCTAGTGTAGCGTAGCTCTTACCACCACCAGCAGCCCCACCATATAATACTTCACGCTCACTAGCTGCTAGATATTGTGTTTGAGGGCCGGGGTTTGGCTTAAACACTACATCTTGAGCAAACTGTACATCATAAGGTGCAGGTGTTACAGTTGCGTATACTTTACTCTTAGGTTTTAATTCTTTCGTCTTCGTAGGTGTAGTAACCGATTCTTTCTTTTTCGAGCGTTTCGTACTGCTGGATCGTTTCTTCAAGCCAGAAGGCAAGTTTACGTTTAATTGCAGCAAGTGATTTACGTCTTCTTTCGACATCTATACGTTTCTTAAGTCCATCATGGGTTATGCGTCTGCCTGATTGAGTAGTTAACCAAGCAGATACTTCCCTGTAACTATACTGCTTTAAATGTTTCTTTGCAAGCTCTAATAATTCTAATTCTTTAGGGATAGGGTTTAACCAAGTTTTATCTTCTGGATCTATTTCATAACCAAAGGGTACAGATCTCTTTGTTAGTCTTGGTACTCGCTCCCAGTTTTTTATGTTGCTAGGCTTTGGTAACATCCAGTAGCCTAACTCTGTTTTTTGAAAGTTAGTTCTACGTTTCATTGCCTATACTAGAATCCTTTGGTGGTAATATAAACAAGCCACCGCTAGACTCTACTGCAACCTTTTCAGTTTTAACTAGGCCAGAACGATCTAACACTTGACCTGCTGCAATCATGCGTTCTTTAACACCTAGCTGCGTAGGGTCATCCAAAGCCGACCCATAAGCAACAGCAGCTTTTGGACCCAATCTTGACATATAGCTTTTAGTTGCTTCAAATATTTCATCTTTTAGAGCCTCTGTAATTGATCTTGTAGGTGTACCATCACTATAGCCAGCAATACGCTTAGCCATAAGAACATCTCCTGCTGCCTCATCAAAGAGAGCCTCAAGAAACTTCTGTTGGTTTTCGGTTAGCTGCTTAGCCATATATCTATTGCCTTCAAATAATGTTTTTAATATATGTAGTTATAACATAATAGTAACAAAAATGCAACTACCTTTTAACATTCACATTTATTACATGCACAATCTCTATTAAACACTGCACGTAAAATACGTTTAATATATCTTCTCATGATTTTTTCCTATATGGTTTTACTTTTTTAGCAATTTTTTTCGGTTGAGCCACATACTGCTTACCCGCAGCATTTCCTTTTCGCTTAGATCGTGTTGTAGCGGCATACTCAGCAGCACTAAGAGACTTAATAGCTTTCTTAGGTAGATAGCGTTCCCCTGTAGCTTTCGGTCCTTGCGTTGATGGCTTACCACTTTTAGTAGTCCATTTCTGTTTAGTCCAGTTAGTTAAACTCTTTTGTCTTTTACTTTTTGACATCGTGTTTTTTCTGTACTGGAAAGTTAGCTGTAAGTGATGCACCCTTATGTGGTACAAATGTACCTGAGTGCTTCATTAGTTTCATGCTACCATCTTTTTGTTTCATCCAGTGGTATCCTTTAGGTGCATCTACCTTCATGACTTGTAACCTCCTCCTGCTGCTTTATAAGCTTTTGCAACCATCTGAGCTTTACGGGCTGACCACTGACCGGGCTTTCCACCCTTACCACCAGCTTTTATTCTATTGAAAATCTGTTCTCGTTTTTTAGGTTGTGTATAATTACCTGATGCATTAACGGTAGAACCTTTGTTGGATTTCGCCACGTGATACTCCTATGTCATTTAGCTCTCTGTCTGTCATATTTTGTAACAGCCAATAGTCTACTCTACGCTGTTGGTTTTCTTGTATTCTCTTTATAAATCGTTTAAACATGGTATAACTCCTTTTATTTTACCAAGGACAGTTATACCATGTTTTATGTTAAGAGACTACATACAAGATTGCAATCCCGTTATGCGTAGTAGTTACTTCTTCTTTTTAGCCATACCGCCATACATATAAGCACCAGCTTTTTTCTTAGCCATACCGCCTCCCATCATCTTAGCTACAGGCTTTTTCTTTTTAGCCATGCCACCTTTGTTCATCTTGCCTTTACCGTCAGCAGCAAATGCAGGGATTTTTTTACCGTTCTTTTTAACCATAGGCATTTTAGCCATTGTATACTCCTTTTTGTTTATGTGCGGTTAGGGTCATAGTATTCTTCTAGTGAAACTATTACTTCCATAGTATTAGCAGTCTCGCCATATACTACGATCTTATCTCCTGAGTGTAAATTAAAGTAACCTCCATTAACTAAGTTAGTTACGGAGTTTCCTGCCATACTAAGGGCATTAGCTATGTAGTGATATGCGGTATCTCCTGCATGATAAAACTGAACATACACTTTTTTAGTAGAACTATTATTATTACTTATGTGCAAGTACCTCGTAATGGCACTAAAGTTAGCAGGGCATGTATATACAACGGTTGCATCTGCAGAAGCAGACGTAGACGCAATAGTATATCCTTTTGTATGGAACTTAGACTTACTTAAATCAGGCATTAATTATCACCACTTAACTTTATCAGCCCAATAAGCTGCACTAAGTTTTCCTTTTTTGATATTCTTACCGTGTCTTGCTTTAAAGGATGCACGTTTTTTCTTCATGCGGTCCGATTCACCTTTTTTTGGTTTACCAGCAGTTTTGGCTCCCTGCTCACCGAACCTGATGAGCTTAATGGTGTCACCTTCTTTGGCAAGCACTGCGTGGGATTTTTTAGGATGTTTAGGTGTTCTCTTAGGTTTGTTGTAACCTTCAAATTTTTCACCTCTATATTCTATTGCCATTAAGTATCTGTTCCTTCATGCTCTAGCTTTACACATCCTGCCTTTGCATATGCACCCTTGTTTAAAAAACCATCTCTGACGTTTACTGCATCTACTAAACACTCTTCTCTAGTAGAAAAGATGTCGTATACATTAGTAAATATATTACAAGATAGAACACTAGGAGTAGCACAAACTAGAACCATAGATAAAAACATAACTATTGGAAACGTTTCACTGTAGGAAATGCTTTACGTAGTATAAACTTAGTTAAACGTTTAAGTTGTTTATATACAAAACCTATTGCACTGTTTAAACTGTTAGCTGTACTTAGTAAACTTAAAAGATTCCACATACTTTTAACTCTTTGTATTTTTTTGGGTTGGAGGTCTTGATGCACCAGATTTAATAGCAGTAGGACGCATAGTAGCAAAAGATTTACCTTTCATAGCATCTCTACCATAGCGTTTTACATTAGCATCATCTTCTAAAGCTTTACCTTTATTTACTTTATCTTTTGATATAGTTTTAGATTGTAAATCTTTAAACATTTTAGTGTACAAAGACTTTAGTTTTTTTGCTTCTTTATTTGCATTAGCTCTTACTGAGGAAGGTAACTTTTCAAAGTTGTCAAACTTTTTTAAAAGAGCTTTTTCTGCAGATTCATACTTGTTAAAAAGAGCTTTTTCTGCAGCATTGTAACTTTTAAAGATAGCATCTTCTCTTTTTCTAAAGTTATCCATACTAATTCTAGATGTTAAAGTTTCCCAACGTTTCATGTCTGCTTCTGTAGCCATGTTTATATTCCTTATTTAATTTTTAAACTATTCCCACTCTCTTTGTCTATCTGGATCTAAAACTTCTCTACGGTTTAATATTCCTTCAAGATACATAGCTCTTTCTACTCTATCTAAAGTGTAACGTTCCCCTGTATTAATTTCAATAGCAGTACGAACATAGAATACATCACTCTTAGGAATGTGTACACGTTGTAAAGCACGAGAGTCATTACTTGCTAAGGCTTTATAAAACTCTTCTAATACATTTTCACTTGCATATAGTTGTATACGTTTTTTCATTTTAGTCAATATGTAATATAAGAGAAAAATTGTACCACAAACTTTATACAAAGTTAGCATTATTACAAATAAGATAAAGATTATGGTACTTAGTTTAACTTTAAGTCTTATATATTCTTTTTATTTATTATAAATAATAATATACTAATACAAAGTATATGTCAACTAGATAGTTTAACTATACGTTACACTTTTCCTAAGTCCAATAACTAAATTACAACACTTTTAGTTTAACTTTATAGTTTAATATTTTTTTATTGTTTTATTTTATTTAACTTAATGTTTAACTAAGCCTCGCTACGCTCAGTTATAAGCATATTTAGCTCTGTGTCAAGCCCTACTCTATCGTATTTCTATTATATATTACATTTTGTAACATATTGTTACTATTACGTTACGTTATCTTACAGTATATCATCTTTGTACAGCTATTTTCCGGGCGTTGTGTGTACCTTTGCGTGTATATATGACAAAAAAGCCAAAACTAAAAACCACTTCTGTGTGTGAGTACATATACGTATACGTAGCATGGGGTGGTGGCCCCCGCAAGGCCTCGCATAATGAGCCTGTGCACGCACATCTGGGCGCAAGGCTGGGCTAAGTCGTTGTTTTTATGGGGTTTGCATACGGATTAGTCATCCGCTTACGCACATATACACGCATTTTCACACGCATATGCAGGTGTGGCGGGAATGTCACGCTTTCATGCACATCTACACCCATACCCACCTAATGTTCATGCACACAGGCACACCCACCCATACGTAACGCACACACCCACGCTACACGAGGCGATGTTCCTGATTCGTTCCAACACCAGCAAACCAGAGATGTTCCTGATTCGTTCTCGTTACTGACGGACCGTCCGACAGTAGCCCGCTTTTCCCTACGCATAATGCACAGGAAAAGGTGTTGACATTTTTTTGACCAGCTGGCAGAACTTAGGCATCGAAACGGCAACAAGCCACAAACAAAACGGAGTTTTACCATGACTAAACCAAACGCAAAAACAGCTACGCTTTCAAACGACAACGTAATTCGTGTTGGCAAGGATGAGTACACACCGACAGCCAGCCTTGAGCATGGTGCAGCCATCTACGATCAGATGTACCTACTGCAAACGTCCATGCTTGATTGCTTCAACGAGCTAGGCCAAATCTTGATCCAGCATCGTGCTATGTACAAATCGGACAAGCTCTTCGGCCAAATGCTTGCCAAGTCTCCTCTTGCTGGCATATCTAGGCAGGACCGTAGCGACACAGTTTTCGTGGCCTCAAATTGGGCTAAAATCCAAAAGCTCAACAACAAAGGCGAACTTGACAGCCTAGGCGTCTCAGCCATCCGTAAGCGGATCAAGGCACTCGACAAGCCCAAGGCACCCAAGTCTGCTGGCAATGTATCCAAGGGCAAGGCTAAGCCTGAGACTAAGGCTACCGACGGACCGTCCGACAGTAAGAAGGCTGTAACAGCTGATGAACTTGCGAAATTCGTCAAGGCTCAGATGCAGGAACACGGCATTACTAAGGCGGCATTCAACAAGGCGATGAAGGCCTAAGCCTAACTCACATAACACAGTCACAGGCTCCGCTTAGGCGGGGCTTTTGGCGTTACATAATGGAGGTAAAAGATATGAAAACTGTACAAATACGAGCCGATTTGTTTGAAGATAATTTAAAAGAATTACGTGCTATTGCCACGACAGTTCTTAATATGGTATCAGGTAACAAGTCTGATCAGGAATTGGGTGCTGTGTATAATAGGATCAGGGAACTTGAACGTGAGCTAAAAGACAGGGATATTGATTGATATGAGTAGCGAAGATGTTTTAATACTAGTTGGCTGGACCATGTTTTTGTGTGGTCTAGCTGGATTGTTTATCATGGGATATTATGGGGTATAAAATGTGGAAATTAAACTCGACGCATTCTTGTTTTGCTTGGGACAGCACGACAGATTTACATTGCAATAGTTTATTTTGTGATACAAAATCTGATGCAGATGCATGGTGGAATACATGGATGGGTGCTCGTAATGTGCATCGTACTGTGTCTGTCATGTACAATCCGCAAGGTGATGTCGTTAAGGTATCGTTTGCGTAACAAGCTATTGACAATTTGAAACTAGGATGATCTTACTGACGGATCGTCCGACACTAAGAAAAAATGGAGAGTATAAAATGTGTAACAATCAAGTGACTTATCAAATACCAAGTGGCTACGACTACAAGCCTTATGATGTGAGGTGTGGAACCACAGATCCATATGGTGATGTAGCCTTGTGTCCTAAGTGTGAGCATAGTAGGGATGAGCATGAGTCCGTCACTGACTATTGTTCAGCTATGGGATTCGATATGTAGTGTCGGATGGTCCGACAGTAGAAACAAACAACAACTAGGAGAGTAACGATGGAACTACAAAATATATTTAATAAAGCCCACAAGCATTTTGCTAATATGGGTGAGCCTTCTATGGATAGTATGATTGATGACTGTGGTGGTACGCAGTGTGTCTATCGTGGAGTTGATAGAGATGGTAATGATAACAAGTGTGTCGTAGGTGCGTTCATACCTGATGAACTCTATGATGAAAGCTTGGAAGGTGATGCATTAGAAGAGGCCAGCATTAGCGAGTTTGAGATTGGCTATTATGATACCAGAGTAACAGAAGTATTATCAAAAGCTTTTGGTCAAGATAAATTAACCGACGATCAGTATTTGCTGTTGGCTAAACTACAAAGTACACACGATAGGAACGCTAGTGATTGGCGTAACCATGAAAGCGAAAACATTTCATGGTATGAGTTCATCAAGCCAGCACTACTTAGCTGTGCTAGTGACTTTGATTTAGAGATAGGAGAAGTATAATGGGTGCTTTTGATAATGAATTAGATATGAACAACATTCATATAAAACATAGAGGCAAAGAAATATCTATTGCTCAACATAAGAAGTATGATGGTGACAAGTGGGTGGATACTAAGGTGCAGGAGGTTGCTATTGTACCTGATGAGTATGGTACAGAGTATTCTATCCATCTCTATGGTGCCACTCTTGATGAATTAATTGAGTGTTTACAAAAGGTTAGGTCTGAACTTGAGCCTGATGCATTCGAGTATCTTGATGGCATAGAAAAGTCATGGGGTATCTGATGCCTCTAGGAATAACTAAACGCAATCGCATAAAACTACGTGCTGATAAGGTGTGGCGTAGTGTATGGCATAGGCAAATGCTGTATGATTTGCGAGGTAGTAAATCTATTGACAATCGAAGGCGACATCTGTCTTATGGGGTCACTAACAAATTAACTGCTACTGTCGGATGGTCCGACACTAGAAACACTGGAGACTAACACGATGCAATCCTATCTTATATATCAGCGTCCTATGGATAACGAACTTAAGGACATCATAAACGAAAATCGTAACAGGCCTTTAGCTACAGCGTACTATGACACAGTGACTATGCTAGATGAGGATGGGCCAGAAGATACAGTACGTAGGGCTTTGATGTATAGCTTGTACCAACCTACTATGTTTATGCACTACGCTACTACTGAGAAAAGTCTGGAATCCACTAGACTTGAGGAGATATTTGATGAAGGTAATAACTATGGTAGTGGTATCATTACGACTACCCACCTCATGCAACACTCTGTCATGTCAGTAGGTGACTTGGTTGTTAACCTATTAGACAACAACGTATATGTTTGTATGCCTAATGGTTGGCATCAGATGGTTGAAGCATCACTTGAGCTTCACGTAGATTAAAAGGAGAACTAAAATGTTAATGCCAACACAACACTTAAACAATGTCAGGCTACCAGTAGGTGAGCATCATACTTTATCTATAGCGCAATACTCAGCCGATACATTTTGTGAGGTAGCACTGTTTGATGAGAAGACAGGAAGGTCAATACATCTTCCTAGACTATACAAGCACAGTGAAGCAGTAGCGTACACGACTGACTACTTTCACTATGTAAGAGCTGAGGATCTAGCTGAGATTATTAACGCAGCAACTGAGTACGTAAAGGCAAACAAATGAAGCTATACACTAATGACAAAGGCGAATGGGCTGGCACTCAAGCTGATGCACGTAAGCAGCTAGGCAAGGTTAGACGTACAGTTGAAGTACCAGTAGATAAAGCTAACCTTATGGCTTTCTTGAATGACAACAAGGTAGGTGCTGTAGAAGTACAGCCTGAGCCTAAGCCTAGTGTTGAGCCTACGTCTGAACTACTATCACCTCAAGCTGCAAGCTGGGTAGCGTGGTCACTTGACACTTTGAAACGAGGTGATACAAGAGAGGCTGAAGCTATGCTAGTAAAAGGTTTAACAATACAAAATGAATTAACAAAAAAAGGAGATTGATTATGGAATTCTATGAAGTATTAATTGAAAGAGAGGACGGTATGTTTCAAGCTTTAATTAAAGCAGAAAATAAATCTGACCTTACAAAAATTCTTAAAGAAAAGTACCCAGAAGATGTGGGTGCCGATGCCATTAGCTATGATCCTGATGGCGAAGAGTTTGGAATTAAATGGTAGTAGTGTCGGATGGTCCGACAGTAGAGAACACAACAACAAGGAGAGTACACAATGTATCAACGTGACTGTAACCTAATCGCTCAGTATGCAACGACATCCCCCGATGCCATGTATGACATAGTAGAGTTCACTCTATGTACGATCAACATGCCTTTATCTAGGGTGCACACTCAGCGTATCTCTATCAGAGAACACGGCATCAAATCTAAGTGGGTGTCTGAAGCCAAAGCTAAAGGTATTACCTATGCCTTTGATCACAAGGTTGAATTGCATACGCTCATGCTCAACATCAAGGAGACAGTAGGCACTGACACTATAGACGGGGCACAAGCAGTAGTAGATCTGTTCATGCGTATTCCATCTATAGGTATGGTGAAGGCTGGCTTCATCGCTCAGATGTGTGGCTTTGAGGTTGCTTGCCTTGACAGACACAACATTCGTATGCTTGGATTGTCTGAGGCGGCACTGAAAGTAAGCAAGAAGATCAAGCCGGAGCTTAGGCTTAAGAAGATACGCCAGTACGTCAAGCTGTGCCGCCTTGAAGGTGCAGAGTACTGGTGGGATACATGGTGTAACTATGTAGCTGAGAAGGGTGGCATGAATAAGTCACTACCTACAGGTGATGCAGTGTCAGCGTATCACGTAACGTCAATCATGGAGATGTAGAAATGAAAGTCGAAGTATATTTTAATCTGCACAAGAAACTATTCAGTGTTCGTGACTGTAAGACAGGGCGTGTAGTTGATCGTGTCTGCAACATATGGATAGAAGATCCTGAGTTCGTAGTACGTAAGGCAGGGCGTGAGAAGGTACTGCGTGAGAAGAAGAAGAACGTTCACGCTTTCGTGAGGGGAAGATGGATACAAAACTTATTAGTAGAGGATGCATCAAAGATCCTTGATCATAGGGAACATTCACAGGAGGTAACGTATAACCCATACAAGTATGATAGCTTCGTAACTAAGCACGATGCTAAACCTATTGACTTTGGTAGGCTTGCTACTCTAACCTGTAGCTCAGCAAACAATACAAGATCAATCCACGTAACATAAAAGGAAGTATAACATGGCTAAGAATTTAATGGGCAAGTCCCGCACTAAAGATAACCCATATGCAATCTACAAAGGCATGGGTCCATTCGGTGAGACAGAGATGCTCTTGCTTAAGACGTACCAAGTACCTGCTAACGAGAACAAAAACCCATATGCTAGGTGGTTCGTTGCAGTCAAGACAGACATGACGTATGGCTCATACGACATGGGTGACAGCTACATTCGTGAGGCTATCATGGGTCTTAACTTGACATACGCTAGTGATGAGTATAAACAACAGTATGAAATATTAGATGAGGAGTTAGTATGATATACAAACTGTGTGTACACTTAGATGATGTTGACTTACCTTGCCGCCTGACCAACAGCAGGTCAGAGGCAGGAGGTAACATAATGATAGGTACATTGACTGATGCATACCCTACGTATGACTTTGAGTTACTGACGGACGGTCCGACAGTAGAGCTATTTGATTATAACATTGATTTATACCACGACTTTCGCTATCAACTAATTAAACCAATGAAGCGCAAGGATGTAGCAGCATCCAAGCTATTCGTAATTGAAGGAGGACTAGCATGATTACAAACGCACTAAACCTAAAGATCCTCGCCATGTGTGAGAAGGTGTTACCTAACACCACCATGAAGAACAACAAACAACTCATTGATTTACTTACTGAAATACGAACCCAACTGGAAGGAAAATAATATGTTTACATGTATCGCAACTAAGCCACTGAATGATGGCACCAAAGGATTTCGCTTCAACTTTTTTGGCTTCAAAGGATTGACCCGTAAGCGTAAGCCTAACCGTTCAACCAGCAGTCGTGGATATAACATTCAACACGGTGACTGCTTCACTACCTACAACTTAGGTAGACGCACCATCTACGTAGAGAAAGCTATGAATAGAGTTAACTCTCGTAGGATACGTCACTTCGCAGGGTAGCTGTAGTGGTTATCAAGAAATATAACGGCAAGTATATAGTGTATGGTGATGACGGAAAAGTTGTCATCATCACTTCCGATAGCCGTATAGCTAGATCAACAGTAAGAATGAATGAAAGGACTAAGAAAAAATGACTAAGAAAAAAGTAGTAGAAGATACACGCCCACAGTGGGAGATTGATAGGGACAACCGTAATATAGAATACAACAATGCCGCACACTTTTTGTTGCCTAATCAAATAGAAACACTAAAGTTTGTCATGAAGACTATACAAGATGCAGACTTCATGCTTCATGAATCATATGAGCTAGGTGTAGATGATATGAAAGCTATCGACACATCAGAATGGAAATTACGTGTATCATTTCCTGAACTATATGAACACATACACAATGAAAGAATGGGAGATTAATATGTCTGGATCAGCATCAGCTTTTTGGGAAGGTATGTTGTCTGAAGGACAAGTAGACTTCATTATAGATGAGTGTAAGAAAAGCTTAGCGTTTGGTGACTACTTTGATCCGTACTCAGTTAATGATACTGTTTCATCAGAGACTACGCAGTACCTAGTCCATGTGACTACGCTGTTAAATAAAATGGTTAAGGCTAAAGAACACATTAATTTTGTAGAGGGGAAGTAGTATGTCAGACTATGCATTAGATGAATGGAATGAGTACAATAATATATCTAATACTATTGACGAGGCGTCATGGATAGGAGAAGATGTAGATGAGCTTAGTGATGTAGTTGCTGAGCTTACTCATCGTATAGCTAATGGAGATCTCAGCCATCAAATATTTTGAGATGTTAATAATTATTATTATGCAAATAGTTATGGCTATAGTCATATTAACATTGGGGTTTGGCATTCTATGATCTATACTAGTAGCGACAAGAAAGGTGGCTTGGATGATGACCCTTGTGATGATTGGTCACAGTCTCCAGTACCTAAACCTAAGAAGGAGAAAGAAAAATGATGGAGTTACGAGAACTAACACAAGCATTGGATGCAGGTAAGCCTGTTAGATGGAAGAGCAGTGGGTATCATGTGTATTGGGATATTCTTCCTGATGGCCCAGCAGTTGTTGCAACATTCAAAGATAATGGTTTTACTTGTGCACTATCTGTGGATGAGGTTAGGGATTGTTTTGTGGAGAAGGATAACAATGGAACTTAAGGAGACACATACTATAGAAGCAGCGTGTGACTTCTATGTGCGTACACCTAAGTACCATGCTCTGTCTTATCGCAGTAAAAAAGATTACGACTACAACTTACTGCGTGTGTGCAAAACAAAAGTACAAAATGATAAGCAGTTAGGTAACATTAAACTGCGTGACCTACGATTTAAACATGTCACCGTAGCGTATGACAAATGGCTAACTGATGTAGGCTTGAGACAAGCTAACTACATGACAACTTGCCTGAGTATTGTACTCAATACAGCTATCAGACATGAGGCTTTGGTCACTAACCCTGTAGCATTAGTCCAGCGTACTAAAGATAATATACGTAAGGTGCGTTGGACTGACGCTCAAGTTATTACATTCTTAGATACAGCTTACAGCCAATGGAAGTGGCGTAGCATTGGCTTAATATTACATATGGCATATGAGTGGGCGCAACGTGTAGGTGATATGCGTACACTTAAGTGGGACAATCTAGACTTAGGTGCTAGAACTCTTGTGTTAGAACAAAGTAAACGCAGGTCTGAAGTAAAGTTACCCATAGATGATAGCTTGTGTAAGATGTTGACTGAACAACAGAAAGACTTTGGGTTCCAGCAGTACGTAGCACCCTCTGTGGAGCCACACAACGGGGTCTACAGGCCGTATCCAAGTGGAGATATACACAAGCTAGTGAATGAGGTTAAGGTTGCTGCAAACCTACCTCCAGAGATAACTGCTATGGACTTAAGACGCACTGGTATCACGCAACTTGTCGAGGGTGGTGCTGATGCCTTCGGTATTATGCAGGTCAGTGGTCACAGTAATCCACAAAGTGTTAAGCCTTACTTAGTTAACACACTTACAGGTGCAACTAATGCCCTAGCAAATAGGAAGAAGTAAGTATGAAAAGTGAGTATGCAAAGAGTTTAATAAATCAAGACGAAGTAATCTATCTAGGTCTACCCTTAAGACATGGTGATCTTAGAGAAGATGGTTATTTCTTTATGCAATACTACTACAGAACAACCATAGCTACAGGAGATCGTTCAGTTCCTCTGGAACAATGGCTAAGTCCAGAATCTTTAAAGAAACAAAAGATAAGAAAGGCTAAACAAAAGAAAGAAAACTCTGAAGCAAACAGGGCTTTTATAAAAAGATATAAAAGTATATATGGTTGCTCAGTTTGCGGTTACAAAAAAAGTTTAAGTGCATTACACTTTCATCATATGCATTCTAAAAAGTTTCCTTTGAGTCAGATGCACGGCTACTCAAGAAAGTCTGTTAAGGAAGAGATAAGAAAGTGTATATTAGTTTGTGCTAATTGTCACAGTGAGATACACGATAGAAAAAGAGAAGAGGTGGAGCATGGACATTAAGAAATACGTAGAGGATCTTATGCTTAGTGAGGGTGAGACAACCCGTATGAACTGTCCTGTCTGTAATGGTATGAATACTTTTACTGCTACTAAAGATGGTGGTGCTGTGATGTACAACTGCTACAAGTTAGACTGTAGCATACGTGGTGCAGTTACTACTGGCATGACAGCTGATGAGATACGTAAGCGTATGCAAGGTTTAGATAGACAGACACGCAAAGAGATAGAGGCTATGCCTTACCCTGAGTATGTAGTTAATCCTAAGCCTGAACATCAGTTGTTGCATAGGTTCTTAGGACGATGGGGTTTAACTAATGAGGAGATCTTCTATGACGTTAAGGATAGGCGTGCAGTCTTTCCTATCAAGCATAAGAATGTAGTAATTGATGCAGTAGGCCGTGCTCTTGATGGGGCCATACCTAAATGGTTTCGCTACACAGGACAGGCATCTGTATTCAAACGTGTACTTGGTACATCTAATGATGTGTGTGTTGTTGTAGAGGATGTGATCAGTGCTATCATCGTAGCTCAGATTATGCCTAACACAACAGGCTTAGCTATTCTTGGTACGTCATTAGGCCCAGCGCAGATGGAGTATATAGGAGATTTTCATAAGGTTATCATAGGGTTAGACCCTGACGCCATGAGTAAGACATTAGCGTACAAGCAAGAAGTAGAAACATGGACAGGTAAAAAAGTACAAGCCTTAAGACTTGACGATGACATTAAATATAAGTTAGACTCTGATGTAGATAGACTAAAGGAAATGATAAATGAGTGAGTTAGAAAAACATTTAATAGAGATGGGGTTGTTTGAACCCATTAAAATTAAACCTGAACCACAGTATGCCTATTTAGAGAAAGGATACTTTAATGATCCACGTGACGCTAATGG